AATTGCTGCCGCGCAGGCTGAGCCTGCTTGCAGCAGCTACCGCGCTTAAGCACCGAATCCCCGACCCGTACGCAATGGGTCGGGGATTCTTACTTACAGCTAAAAAGATTCCATAACTATATCTGACGACAACCTGTCCCATAGATTCAAGGACAGGTTGTCTGTGTTTTTGGAAAGTAGCACCGTTCGTTCCCCTTTGGCCCCTTGTGTAAAGGGGGCTGGCATTTGCGGAGCAAATGACTGAGGGATTGCTCACACGCCTGCAGGGGGATTCAAACTTTCTGGCAAAATGCTACACTGTTGAAGGTAGCAGATATATGCCATCCCATGTCTGCTGCCAGAAACTATAGCAATATTTTACCCTGTTTGCAGAAAGGAGCAACCCTATGAATGAAATGAACCTTCAGCTGTTCGGCGCAGGCACTGTGGTGAACGGCACCGCCGCCTATGTCAACAGCGCGACCGGCGAACCCACCGCTTTCAGCGGCGCAAATTCCCTGTCGCCCACCATGAAGACCTATTATGACACGGAGCTTCTGGAAAACGCCCGCAGCGAGCTGATCTTTGCCCAGTTCGGCAAGAAGCAGCCCCTGCCCGCCAACAAGGGCCGCACCGTGGAATGGCGCAAGCTGAACACCCTGCCCAATGCCCCCGCGCTGCAGGAGGGCGTGATCCCCACCGGTGAAAAGCTGGGCATGTCCAGCCTGTCCGGCACCCTGACCCAGTACGGCATGTTCGTCGCCATCACCGATCTTCTGGACATGCACGCCGTGGACAACATCCTGCTGGGCGCTACCGAGGAACTGGGCGCTTCCGCAGGCGAGACCCGCGACCGCCTCATCCGCAATGAGCTCATGACCGGCGCGAACGTCATGTTCTGCGATACCGTTGATGAAAACGGCGCAGTCACTTCTCCCACCGACTATGCAGGCATGTCCGCAAGCAACAACCGCCTGACCCCCGATATGGTCAGCAAGGCTGCGACCTGGCTCAAGAAGTGCAAGACCCCCCGCATTGGCGGCAAGTACATCGCCGTCATCCATCCTTCCGTCGCCTATGACCTGCGCGCCAGCGACGAATGGATCGAGGCCCACAAGTACGCCGCCAACACCGAGATCTTCACCGGCGAGATCGGCGAGCTCCACGGCGTGCGCTTCATCGAGTCCACCAATGCCAAGGTCACCGAAAAGGACGTCTCCGGCGGCAAGTCCATGGTCTATTCCACCCTCTTCTTCGGCAAGAATGCCTACGGCATCATCGACCCCGAAGGCGGCTCCATGGAAATGATCGTCAAGGATAAGTCCGAAGTCGGCGGCCCCCTGGAACAGTATTCCACCGCCGGCTATAAGTTCGAGGAATGTACCCGCATCCTTTACCCCGAACGCCTGCTGCGCGTGGAGAGCTGCTCCGCCTACAGCGGCGTCGACGCTGAAAACTGATCGAGGAGGTCATGATTTATGTCCGATAAAAAGATGATCCAGAAGGTTGCTTCTGAAAATACCGAAACCGTCTTCATCCCCCGCGTCTCCGGTGAGGAAGATACCGTCTTCGTCGGCCTCAACGGCCGCTCCTGGCAGATCCCCCGCGGTAAAAAGGTCGAGGTCCCCGCGCCCGTCGCCAAAATCCTCGCCGAGTCCGAACATAACGCCCGCATCGCCGGTGAGTACGCCAAGGCCCGCCAGAAGGAAATGGCCGTTATCCACGGAGCGGAGTGAGCGAATCCGGCGGGCTGCCGGATTCGCAATGAAATTCGCCTTCGGCGAGTGAAATATTGCTTCGCAATATGAAATACCGGCTTCGCCGGTGTGAAATTGGCCTGCGGCCAGTGATGATTGGCGAAGAGGAACGGAGGACAAATCGTTACCCATTTGGCTCCTGCGGATGTCAGCAGCTGCGTCCGTCACCTCTTGGCTCCCTCAGATGAGGGAGCTGGATTCTGGCACTTGTGCCAGAAGACTGAGGGAGGGAAAAGGATTGGAATGGGGACTACCCCTCAGTCTCGGCTGCGCCGAGCCAGCTCCCCTGACAAGGGGAGCCGAAAGAAACGGACGAATGTCGTCACCCCCTTGGCTCCCTTGTGTAAAGGGAGCTGTCACCGAAGGTGACTGAGGGATTGTAATATTGCATCAACCGCTAAGATAACGGCTGCGTCCGTCACCTCTTGGCTCCCTCAGATGTTTACGGCTGCGCCCGTAACTCTCGGCTCCCTCAGATGAGGGAGCTGGATTCTGGCACTTGTGCCAGAAGACTGAGGGAGGGAAAAACTTGCAATGGGGACTACCCCTCCGGTTTTCACAGAAGTGAAAACCACCTCCCCTGACAAGGGGAGGCAAGGAAACGGGCGGGTGCGTACCTGATAAGGGGAGGCAAGAGAAACGGAGATATGTTTTCACCTCTTGGCTCCCCCCATGGGGGAGCTGGCACCGAAGGTGACTGAGAGGGCCGTATCCCTTGGCTCCCTCAGATGAGGGAGCTGGCTGGCGGCTTGTCCGCCAGACTGAGGGAGGGAAAAACTTGCAATGGGGACTACCCCTCCGGTTTTCACAGAGGTGAAAACCACCTCCCCTGACAAGGGGAGGCAAGGGGAACGAGGCGGAGGGGCAGGGGACAAGGGGAACCAAGGGGAACGGATGAGCTATCGACCTGATGGAACGGAGGCGCGTTCACAAAGGCGGAGATATGTCGTCTTTACACCTGTAGGGAATGGCCTATGTGCCATTCCGCGAGGGGAGCCAAGGGGAACGGATGCGCTATCGACCTGATGGAACGGATGCGCTATCGACCTGATGGAACGGAGGATCGATCACAAGGGGCAGAAATCCTCTGCATTAACCAGAGGCAGAGGATTTCGGTGGAAAGAGACAACGAAGGCGCTGTGCAGAGAGTTAGGAAGTCCGCCGCTGGAACCAGTGGCGGCGGACTTCCGGTGACACAAGCGCGGAAGCAATTGGCACCCGACACTGTCGGGGAAGGAGGGATGAAAATGACGGTCATTGAGGCCATTACGCTGGTGGACCGGCTGCGTCCGAACCGGTTCACAGCAGCGGAAAAATACAGGTGGCTGTCGGACATTGACGGCCTGATATGCAGGGAACTGATCGAGACTCACGGGGACAGTCCGCTGAAGGGGCCCTTTGAGGGCTACACGGAGGGGCTGGACGACAACGCGGTGCTGATCGCGCCGTTCCCCTATGACGCGCTGTACAGGTGGTATCTTGAGAGCCAGATCGACCTGTGCAACGGCGAGATCACGCGATACAACAATTCCCGCAACCTGTTCAACCATGCGTACCTGACGTATACGGACTGGTACAACCGGACGTACATGCCTGTGCAGGCAGGCAATTTCCGCTTCACCGAGGGACGAAAGGCGGGTGAGAAGGATGCTCTGGCTACCTGAGCTGAACCGGGGCAACCAGACCCGGACGATGACCGAGGTGTTCGGGGGCTATAACCGGAACCTGAAGATCAACGAGGGCGAGTGGTTCGACGAGAAGAACCTGTCCTCGGATCACTATCCGCTGTTTGCGGAGCGCAGAAAGCGCGGGCTCTACCACACCGGCGCTGACACCATTCATGGGATCATCGCCAAGGACGCGCTTGCATGGGTGGAGGGCGGCAGGCTCTATTACAACGGCTATCCCATCAGCGGAATCACCCTTTCCGAGGAGGAAGACATGCTGCCCAAGCAGCTTGTGAGCATGGGCGCGTACCTGTGCATCTTCCCGGACAATGTGTATTTCAACACCCAGGACCACACCGACAGCGGCTACATGGGCGCGCGATTCACCACAGCGGGGGAGGTGACCTATACCCCCGCGAGGATCGACGGCACGGCTTATGAAAATATCGCCGAGGAAAAGCCCGAATCGCCTGCAAACGGTGATCTGTGGCTGGATACCTCAGGCGACATCCACGTGCTCAAGCAGTGGAGCGAGGCCACGAGCATGTGGGTGGACGTCCCCACGGTGTACACCAGGATCAGCTATCGGGGCATCGGAACGAATTTTAAGCAGTACGACGGCGTGAGCCTGTCCGGCATGGCGGGCACCGACCAGATCGCAGCGCTGAACGGCGATGTGATTTTGCAGGCGGTGGGCGAGGATTATATCGTGGTCATCGGACTTATCGACCGGGCCTACACCCAGGAAAACGCAAGCGTGACCATAGAGCGCAAGATCCCCAAGCTGGATTTCGTGTGCGAATCGGGAAACCGCCTGTGGGGCTGCTTTTACGGCATGCATGAGGGGAAGATGCTCAACCAGATCTTCGCAAGCAAGCTGGGGGATTTCAAGAACTGGAACTGCTTCATGGGCATTGCCGGCGACAGCTATGCGGTGAGCGTGGGTAGCGACGGCCCCTTCACCGGCGCGATCACCTATCTTGGCTATCCCACGTTCTTCAAGGAAAACTGCATCCACAAGGTATACGGCAGCATGCCGTCATCCTATCAGGTGCAGACCAACCAGGTGCGCGGCGTGCAGCGGGGCAGCGAAAAGAGCCTCGCGATCCTGAACGAGATCCTGTACTACAAGTCCATGACCGATATCTGCGCCTATGACGGCAGCCTGCCCACGGGCATCTCCCACCAGCTGGGCGGCGTGATGTATAAAAACGCCTGCGCCGGCGCGGTCAACGGCAGGTACATGGTCAGCATGCAGGACATGGACGGCGGCTGGCACATGTTCGCCTACGACCCCATCCGGGGCATCTGGCACCGGGAGGACGATGTGCAGGCCGTCGGGTTCGCCCACTGGGGCCATGAGCTCTATTTCATCGACGCGGGGAAGAACGCCGTCATGACGGCCTTCGGAACCGAGGGCGCGCCGGAAAATAACATTCACTGGTACGCCGAAAGCGGTCTGATCGGCTATGAAATGCCCGACAGGAAGTACGTTTCCCGGTTCAATCTCAGGATGAAGCTGGATCGCGGCGCGAGCGTGAGCCTCGCCATCGAATATGATTCATCCGGCATGTGGCAGGAACAGGGAACCGTTACCGGCGCAGGCACCGACGCGTTTGTTTTCCCGGTCATCCCCCGCAGGTGCGACCATTTCAGGATCCGCCTTGAGGGTCGGGGCGGCGTGAGGATCTATTCCCTGACCAAGGAACTGGAACAGGGGAGTGACGCAGGTTGAACCTGATTCAATTGCTGCCGCGCTTCTGCTCTCGATTTGATGCGCCATAGGCGCAAGCGCATCAAATCTTCCATAGATCGAGCAGCAATCAAAGATATTCGCACGGGAGGATAGACTATGCAGACCAATTTCATGCCCCCTCCGGGGCTCAGGGGCGCGCCTGAAGCGCAGCTTGTGCAGATGCACGCATTCCTGTTCCGTCTGACGGAGCAGCTGAACGCGGCGCTGGTGGAGACCGACAGGCGCATTGAGCGTGCGCGAATGGACAAAAAAGCTGCGCAAAAGGGAGAAACCACATCAAATATTAACACAACAGAACAGTACAACAGCCTGAAGGCGCTGATCCTGAAGACCGCCGATGACGTGCAGGCGGAGATGGATATCCTCGAAACGGAGCTGAAAAGCAGCTACATCGCCAAGAGCGAATGGGGGACCTATGAAGAAAACCTGAAGGCGGACTTCACATCCACCGCCGAGGGCGTGGTGGAAAACTACGGCTATTCATCCCGCCTGGACAGTCTCGAAAAGGATGCGGTGGACTTTGACGCCTACATCATCGAGACCAACGGCTACATCAAGCGCGGCATCATCGGGTATGACGAAAACAACATGCCCATCATCGGCATCGCCATCGGGCAGGACCTCAAGAGCACCGAGGTCATCATCGACGGCGTGACGTATCAGGAGATCGACATGACCCGAAGCCTCGCCACCTACACATCCGACAAGGTGACCTTCTGGCAGAACGGCGTGGAGGTCGCGTGGTTCAGCAATTCGGAGCTGGTGACCACCGCCCTGAACATCGCCGACAGGATCACCCTTGGCGGCCTGTGGGAAGTGAGCCGCAGAAACGGATTTACCATCAAATGGATCGGAGGTGAGGCCTGATGGCAGTCATCCGCATTGACAGCATGCCCCAGCAGATCATCCTGGACGGAACGAGCGTGCTGGGCGTCCGCGCAAGCGTTACGAGCGGCGCGGTAACCAACGGGTATTTCAGGGTGAAGATGGCGGTGGAGGGCACAACCTGGACCTGTCCGGACACGTTTTCGCCCAATGGAAGCATCGCATTCGTTCCCGGCGCTGACCTCATCTATGCCATACAGGGCAGGAAGAACGCAGCAGGCCGGGTGGTTGTGGAATACATGTCCGGTTCCAATGTGATCGCAAGCGCGGAGAAATACATCGACTGCGTGATCGCTGAAAGCATCGCCGCGCCGGCGCTTGGCGCGGGCTGGGTCACCATCGCGCCTGCCAACGGCAGCACCGCCTATCCTGCGGACGTGTATGTGATGAATTCCCGCCTGACCGCCGTGTTCGACCTTTCAAAGATCGAATTCAAGTACGGTGCTGAGGCTGTAAGCATTGCGTCGGGCCGGTGGTATCTGAATGTTGCGGGCAATGAGGCCGTTACCGACGGCATGATCAACAGGGGCGACAGCCTTACCGTGACCATCCCGAGATCGGGGCCGGTCAAGGTCGTCTGCACGGTGACCGACAACCGAGGATTCACCGCCAGCGAGACATTCACCATTGAAGCCTACGAATACACGAAGCCCAACCTGAGCGCGATCACCATCTTCCGCGCCGACGCAGGCGGCAATGCGGACGAAAACGGCGCGTTCATGTATGTTTCAGCCGTGGCAGACTACGCCGATCTCGGCGGAAAGAACGCCATCCTTGACTTTATGGCGGGCTTTTCCGTAAACGGCAGCGCGGCGGTGGTCTATACGGACATGGAAAGCGGCGTTCCGGTGATGCTGGGCGCTGGCAGCGTAGTTCCCACCCGCAGCTACAGGGTGACCATCACCCTGTCCGACATCTGCGGAAGCACCACCGTCTACGAGACCGTCATCGCCACGGCCAGCGCGGCCTTCAACATCATGCCCGGCGGCAAGGGCGCGGCTTTCAGCCGACTCGCAGAGCGCGAAAAGGCCCTCGACCTTGCGGACTGGGACCTTGTGACCGAGGGCAGGATCGAAGCCGCAAATTTCCAGCCCGTTGGCAGCATTTTCATGACGGCGGGCAGCGACGACCCCGCCGCACTCTTCGGCGGCACGTGGACGCAGGTCGGCGATACGGGCCTGCCCTTTGCCGTCTGGCAGAGGATCACCTAAAAGGAGGCAGCCTATGGCAGCAAGCATTTCCAATACGGATCTTGAAAAGGTCAGGGCGGCGGGCGCTGAAAAGGCCGCGTCGTTTACAAAGACCCTGCTTCCCAAGGCGGAGCAGTTCAGGACCCAGACCCCTTACACCGGCCTTTCCGGCGTGTCCGGCGCGACTGGGCAGAAGCTGGGCAAGTACACCGGCGGCTACAAGCCCTCCCAGACCGTGCTGCAGGCCCAGAGTTACCTGACCAGCGTGGTCTCCGGAAAGCCCGGTTCCTACAAAAACACCTACAAGCAGCAGCTTGACGACCTGTACGACCAGGTGATCAACCGCGAAAAGTTCAGCTATGACCTCGCGGGCGACAGCCTCTACCGCCAGTACAGGGACCAGTACATGAACCTGGGCAGGCAGGCCATGATGGATACCGCCGCCCAGGCCGCGTCCCTCACCGGCGGCTACGGCAATTCCTATGCCGCCACCGCAGGCAATCAGGCCTACCAGGCCTATGTGCAGCAGCTGAACAATGTGGCGCCCCAGCTGTACCAGCTGGCCCTCGGCCGCTATGAATCCGAAGGCGCGGCCCTGAAGGACAAGCTGGATACCGCCCTGTCCCTTGAAAGCGCGGATTACAGCCGCTGGCAGGACGAATACAGCCGCTGGCAGGGCGAGCGCGATTTCGCCAACGCCGATTACTGGAACAAGTACGGCGCGGATTACGGCGAATATGCCGACGAACTGGATTTCTGGACCGGCATGGCGGACATGGAGAACGACCAGTTCAACCGCGACCGCGACCTTGCCTACGACCAGGCCATCGCCCTGATCAAGACCGGCAGCATGCCCGACGCGGACCTTCTGGACCTGTCCGGCATCACGTCCTCCGACGCAAAGAAGCTGGTGAAGTTCTATGGCGGCGGGAAGAAATCTTCCTCCGGCAGCTCTTCCAAGAAGAAAAAGACCGCCGCTTCCACCGTGAAGAAGACGACCGCTTCCTCCGACAGCGGCTACGACGGCCTTTCCTCCATGGGCAAGGTGGTCTACAACGCCGTGAAGTCCGGCGGCAGCGCGGGCATGATCGACGCGCGCCTGAAAAAGGGCCAGATCACCGCCGCCGAGGCCGAGACCATCCGCCGCCTGCTGGCGGCCAACGGTTAAGGGGGGAGGCGCAGCATGGGCATCATTCAGATCCAGGCCGGAAAGACCGGCACGGCCCTTACGCCCTTCCGCCTTGTGCGCGGCGACAACCTGACCCAGATCGTGCGCGCCACGGTGAACCGCTATTTCGGCGGCGTGGACCTCGGCGGCCTTGAATGGCAGGTGAGCGTCCAGAATTCCGCCGGTGAGCGTGAGATGCAGCCGGTGGAATCCGCGGCGGGGGACAAGGGCGTGAACATCACATGGAACGTCCGGGGCGCTGCCGCTTCCCGCGCGGGCCTGACCCGCTTCCAGTTCATCGGCAGGCAGCCGGAGGACGGCGGCGCGGTGTGGCTCAGCGGCGTTTACGGCATCACCGTGGACGAGGCCCTCACCGACAGCCCCGCCTATGCGGATGTGGAGCTCACCGTGGACGTTTTCGGAAACGCCACCCTCTCGGGCATCCCCCTGGACGTGGACGCAGGCGGCAATGCGACCGTCGAATAAAGGAGGCACATCATGACACAGACAAGGACCCCCATCATATCCTTAAACGGCCATGCCCTCGCCGACAGCGAGGCCCGAGGCCGCATCGACACCCTGTCCGCCGATATCGAAGCCATCAGGGCTGAGCGCGAGGCGGAAAAATACGGCCTGGAGACCGGCGCGGTCATCCGCCTTTCGGACGCGGCAGCCCTGCCGCCCCGGGAGCTGACCCTGTTCGGAAGATCCACCCAGTCCGCCGTGCCCACGGAAAGCGCGCCTGTCGCGCCGGTGAGCATCGGCGATGATGGCATCGTCCAGATAAGGTTCAGGGGCAAGAACCTCGTAAACGTGGCGGAAACCGTCCTCACCGCAGGCGTGAGCCACGAACTGCCCGTCTATCTCGCCCTCGGCAACGGCGTGCAGCCGGGCCACACCTACACCCTCTCCCTGAAGGTCGCCAAATCCAATGTGGTCACCTCCAAGGTATCCGTGCGCGTCTATGACGGCAGCAACAGCCAGATCGCCATCTCCACCCAGCAGGTGCTGGGCGACGGCAGCATGAAGTGTACCTTCACCGTGGGGGACGCGGGCATCCGCAGCATCTACATCACCCTCACCAACCGCACCGACGGCGATACCGTCACCATTTCCGATGTGCAGCTGGAAAAGGGCGTTGCCGTCACCCCCTGGGCGTCCTATGACGCGGGCCATGACTTTTACGTTCACCTGACCGGCGGCCTGCGCGGCATTCCCGTGACCGCAGGCGGAAATTACACCGACGACGCAGGCCGGATGTGGCTCTGCGACACCGCGGATTTCACCGCTGGGGTCATCACCCGACGCACCGGGGTCATCGAAAGCTATGCAGGCGAGGCCGTCACCGGGGCCTACATGTCCTCCACCGGCGGGCTGACCGCCGGGGCGAAGATCATCCACGCCCTGCCGGAGCCCCTTCAGGAGCCCATGTCCGACGAGGACGTGACGATCTACGGCGGCGTTTGCCTGCGCTCCCCGGACTGCACCCTTTACAACCTGTCCCAGGCGGACATGCGCGCGGGCTATGAGCGCGTGACCGCGGTGCAGGAATCCTCCGGCTCGACCCCCTTTGATCCCACCCATTACGGCATGCCCGTCCTGTATCTCAGCGGCGATACCTCCGCCATGACCAAGGACAATGCCGTGACCCTGTCCTGGCAGTACAGGGACATGTCCGGCAGGTGCACCTGCAAGTGGCAGGGCAGCTCCTCCCTGTGGCTGGACAAGAAAAACTACACCATCGCCTTTGACCGGGCCTTTGAAGCCAGGGAGGGCTGGGGTGCCCAGAAGAAGTACTGCTTCAAGGCCAATTTCGTGGACCATTCCCATGCGCGCAACATCTGCTCGGCAAGGCTGTGGGGCCAGCTGGTGAAGTCCCGCGAAAACGTTCCCGCGCGCTTTGCGGATCTCATCAACGCCGGGGCCATCGACGGCTTTCCCGTCTGCATCCTGCTCAACGGCGAATTCCACGGCCTGTACACCTGGAACATCCCCAAGGAGGGCTGGATGATGGGCTTTGACGGCACGGAGACCCGGGGCGCGATCCTCTGCGCCGACGAGACCGATTCCGAGGCCACCGGCTTTTTCGGCCCGGCTTCCGTGGTGGACAGGGAGTTTTCCCTGGAATATGCCACCGACGAGGCCGACACCGACTGGATCATCACCAGCCTGAACCGCCTCATCGCCGCCTGCGCCGATTCCGACGGCACGGACCTCGATACCACCCTCGCCCAGTACATCGTCTGGGAAAGCGCCATCGACAGCTATATCTTCACCGTGCTCATCAGCGGCGCGGACAATGTGCGCAGGAACTACCTGCTGGTCACCGAAGACGGCGTGAAGTGGTATTTCTCCCAGTACGACATGGACGAGACCTTCGGCCAGTACCTGTCCGGCACGAAGCTCAAGGCGGATTTCGGCCCCACATTTGAATCCAATGCCGCCCGCCACAGGGTCTATGAGCTCATCCGCCTTTACAAAAAGGACGCGCTCAAGGCAAGGTACGCCCAGCTGCGCGCCGGGATCATGAGCGAGATCAACGTTTGCCAGACCTTCGGAAACTTCATCGGTTCCATCCCGTCCCACGCCTTCCTCGCCGACAGCGAAAAGTGGCCCACCATTCCCATGACCTCTGTCAGCGACTTTGCCCAGATCTGCCACTATTACGGCATGCTGGTCAGGCAGGCGGACCACTGGATCGAACAGCTGTAAGGGGGGATTTCCGTGGCAGTATATGTGGGATCCGCAAGGATCGATGAAAACGGCAGGGCTTACGGCGGCAAGGCCGGGGACCAGACCGGCAAGGAGGTCAGCCGCCAGAAGTACTACGTTCATGCCAAGGGCTGGCGCGTGTTCCGCCCGAAGGACCGCGCCGCCGCCCTGAAGATCGCCCAGGCCATGGAGGCCGCCTGCGCCAACGCCAATGTGGGCTATGACCAGTGGAACCGCAACACCCTCTACACCCATGCCGGGACCGTGGGCTTTGATATTTCAAAGGTCGCGAAAAAGTGCGAGACCGACTGTTCCGCCCTTGTCCGCGTCTGCTGCGCCTTTGCCGGGATCATGGGCCTGCCCGCGAATTTCCGCACCGGCAACATGCCCGCAAACCTTCTCGCCACCGGCGCTTTTACCGAACTCAAGGGCGATAAGTACACCAAGGGCTCCGCTCACCTCGGAAAGGGCGATATCCTCGTGACGAAGACCGCCGGGCACACGGTCGTGGTGCTCACCGACGGCGCGAAGTTCGTCCCCGAACCTGCCGAAGAGGTCTTCGAGCTGGGTCAGCGCCTTCTCAAAAACGGGGCTGAGGGACCGGACGTCATGCAGCTTCAGGAATACCTCATCGGCCTCGGCTATGATGTGGGCCGGTGGGGCGTGAGCGGCATCTATGACGACGGCACAGAAATGGCCGTCATGGCCTTCCAGAAGGATGCGAAGGTCGAGGCCGACGGCGATTACGGGCCCATCACCCATGCCGCCCTCATGGCCGCCGTGGACAGCGCCGCCGAGACCCCGCCCGACTCCGCTCAGTCCGTCGCCATTGTCGGCGGCGATTGCTGGATCAGGACCGGCCCCGGCACGTCTTCCGCCAAGCTCGGCGTGGCAAAGGACGCGTCCCGCCTGCCCTTCGCCGGAGAGATCTCCAACGCAGGCTGGCTCAAGGTCGTCCATGCCGGCGGGGAAGGCTGGGTGTCCGGCCGGTACGGCAGGCTGGAGTGAATGGGCGAATCCGGCAAACAGCCGGATTCGCAATGAAATTCGCCTTCGGCGAGTGAAATATTGCTCCGCAATGTGAAATACCGGCTACGCCGGTGTGAAATTCGCCTGGCGGCGAGTGTTGATTCGTGAATGGAAACGGCGGGAAAATAAGATAACAAGGTTTTGCAACTTGCCGTCAAACAAACAGAAAGGAGCATCATATGTGGAATAAAATCACAAAGGCGGTCGGCGTGATCGCCGGCGCGGCTGCC